CTGTTGGAGGAAATCTTTCCGACATTGGACGCGCTCCAGTTGTAGGAATGGTTCCCTTTACTAGATCGGGAAAGCCACTTGCACCCGTTGATGGAATAGTTACTCTTTCAACCGCTACCGATATTTTCTTGTATCACATTTTGCAAAGGGATGGTACTCAAGCTTCCATTATTGATGGATCTGTTTGGAACATGACAATTACTAAGTTGGATGGCAACGTCTAATGGACAACATTGCCAGCGAAGCCCTCAAACTGCTTGAAGAACTTAAGCAGATCCACTCAACGACACGGATTGTGTCTGAGTACGGCGACCTTGCGTCGAAGGGTTCTGTTGGTGGCCCGTACGATTGGCAGGCCGAGTGGCACAACATGGGTAACAAGAACCCTGAACGTGCAATCATTGCTGGCAACCGTACGGGAAAGACCAGGACTGCTGCTGCCGAAGTTGCATTGCACCTAACAGGGCTCTACCCAGACTGGTGGGAAGGTCGTCGTTTTGACGAGCCAACGTCTTGGATTGTCTCTGGCCCTACAAACGAACTTACACGAGATGTTTGCCAGTTTGCACTGCTAGGAGCTATGAAAGCTGGCACAAAAGAGCCCGATGGCACTGGTTGGATACCTGCTCGATGCATCAAGAATGTTGACTTCCGCCAGTGCGGGGTGCAAAACGTCATTGATACGGTAAAAGTTGAGCACGTGACTGGCGGCATCAGCGAGCTGGCATTTAAATCCTACGAACAGGGCAATGTCAAGTTTCAGGGTGTGAGCCGGCATGGGGTGTGGCTTGACGAAGAACCCACTGATCACGCTATTTTTACTGAATGCCAGACTCGTGTCCTTGACAAAAAAGGCATGGTCTTGTTCACCCGGACGCCACTTTTTGGCATGTCTGACATTGTTCGACATTTTCTTGATGGCGGAGATGGCATTCACTACGCAACGGCTACATGGGACAACTCACCTCACTTGAACGAGCAAGAGCGGAAACGACTCTTGATGTCATATCCAGAGCACGAAAGAGACACGAGAGCTGCCGGCGTGCCCTTGATGGGTTCTGGCGGCGTCTACAGCGTCCCAGACGAAGAGATAAGCTGCAGCCCGTTTCAAATCCCAAACTACTACCGCCGCATCTGCGGAATCGACTTCGGCATCGACCACCCAGCCGCGGCTGCATGGATCGCATACGATCCTGACTCAGACATCATCTATGTCACAGACTGCTACAAAAAGTCCAATGAGACAGCTACATATCACGCTACTGCTATCCAGCAAAGGGGGGACTGGATCCCAGTGGCATGGCCGCATGACGGCATGATCCGTGACAAAGGGGGCGGTCAGGCTCTGAAAGATCAATATGAGGATCACGGAGCGAACATGCTGCCCGTTTCTGCCCGCTACGATGATGAAAAAGGTGGGGGTCAGGCACGTGAGCCGATCACAATGGACATTCTTGAGCGTATGCGAACCGGCAGATTCAAGGTCTTTTCACATCTGGAGCAGTGGTTCGATGAGAAACGTATGCTGCACCGCAAAAACGGGAAAATTGTGGCTGAACGTGACGATATCGAATCTGCTACCAGATACGCCGTGATGATGTTACGATATGCTCTGTGCGAAGCGGATTCCGAGTCGTACTTTCAAGAATACGCCGATAATACGGATTACGATCCGTTTGATATTTTGGAGAACTCCTGATGGGTTGGTTTAGTGATGCGTTTGAATGGCTAGTTGACGATGTCTTGGGAATCGTTGATATTCCAGACCCGGCAACTGCCCAAAAACCGGAGGGCTTATCTCCAGAACAGTTGCGAGCACAAAGCCAACAAGGCCGACTGCAATCACGTGAAGAAGCCATGAAGGGCGGCATGCAGGCAACGCTGTTGACCCAAGGTTTTGAAGGGCAAGCAGTTGGAAGTTACTGAGCTCCTATCTAAATATGATCAGGCGAAAGCTGTAAGAGCAAACTGGCACCACCACTGGCAGGAAGTTGCCGACTATGTCTTGCCTACTCGTCAGTTTGAAACCTCATTCACGCAAGGGTCCAAGCGCCGTACCAAAATCTTTAGTGATGTGGCGCCGCAAGCTGCCGAAAGCCTTGCCGCTGCCCTGTCTGGCTTGTTGACAAACACCAGCACTAAATGGTTCAACCTGCAACCGACCAACCCGATCCATGCCAAACGTGAAAGCGTCATGCGATACCTCGACGAGGTAAGCCGTTTGATGATGGATCACTTTGACTCCAACCGCAGCAGGTTCTCAGTTGCTACTCACGAGCTGTATCTAGATCTCGTGACGTTTGGCACTGGCGTGATCTTTGTCAGAAATACTCCTTCGGGCCCGGTCTTCCAAGCACGACGCCTTGCTGATTTCTACATCGTCGAGGATGAGAATGGTGACATCAGCGAATGCTACCGCTCGTTCAAAATGAATCTACGCGAGGCATATCGCACCTTTGGTGACAGCCTGCATCCTGATGTCCTTGATGAAATCAAAGAGCAGGGAGATTCGGTTCAAACTTCAAACATCGATGAAGAATCGGATCTTGAGTTTGTCCACGTGATCATCCGACGCTACCACCGCGACATCTTCAAGTTGGATCACACCAACATGAAATACGCCTCGATGTACATCGACGTGAGCAACAAGCACATGGTGAGCAAAGGTGGATACCGCCGGATGCCGTTTTTGGTACCGCGGTACTCCAAGGCTCCAGAAGAGACCTACGGCCGCTCTCCAGCCATGTCCATCCTTCCGGGCATCAAGGTAGCCAACGCGCTCTCAAGGTCCGTCATGGAGGCTACAGAGCTCGCTATCAGGCCGCCTATCACAGTGCCGGCAAACGGCATCGAAGGGCCAATCAGGACATCTCCGGGTTCCATTATTTACACGCGGCAGGGCACAAAAGACATGATTCGGCCCCTGACCTCTGGGGCAAACCCAATGATGGGAGAGAATCTGTTGCAAAGACAAGAAGCAAGGATTGAGAAGGCCTTCTTCTTGGACAAGCTGAAGCTTCCTGATAACGACCGAATGACCGCAACGGAGATCATCCAACGGCGTCAAGAAGGTCTCATGGCCGCAGCCCCCATCTTGGCTCGGCTCTACAGCGAGTTTTTGGACCCGTTGATCCGTACGACCTACGAAGTGATGTCTGACAACGGGCTGCTCCCCCCTATGCCAGAGGCCATGAAAGGCGTGGAGTACGCTCCTGAGTATCGATCGCCCATGGCAACTTCTAAGAAGGCTGCAAGCGCCCAGGCCTTCCTGCAGGCCGTGCAAACTGCAGGCCCACTGATCAACACCAACCCGGCGGTCATGATGAATATCAACGCTGATGAGGCATTCCGAGACATTTTCTATATGTCTGGCGTAGATCCAAGCTACCTGCGAACACGCGAAGAAGTCGCTAAGATGCAGAAGGCCCAGTCTGATCTTGCTCAACAGCAGCAGCAGGCCGAAGTTGCCAACACAAGAGCGTCGGCAGCACAGCAATCTGCAGAAGCGGTAAATATCGCAAGAGAGGCAGGCATCGGTGTCTGAACATGAAACCAAATCACCAATCGAAACTGACACTCCGTCACGACGGTTGGGACAGCTTTTTTCTACCGAGCTGGGTCAGCAAGTTGTCAAAGACATGCTGAACCGTGAAGATGTGTTCCACTTTCAATTTCGTGAAGATCCACGCTATCAGGCTTTCGAGGAGGGCCGGAAGTCGTTAGTTATGGAAATCTTGTCATCTGTTGCTATGCTAAAAGGGCAAACAGCAGTTCAAACCTTTTATTCTTACGCCCTTGAGGACTTCTAATGGCACTAGGCGCAACACTCGATTCTGGCTTCATAATCACTGACCATGACAGGCTGTCCCAGCCCATGCAGATTCCTTCTTTCTGGAACGTGGTCATTGATAATGCTAAAACTGGCGGTAACAGTGGCACGTTCATCACGAACCCAAATAGCACGATTACCGACTCCGACAACCATATTTTGAACTGCAACGTCGGTACTAGCGTGCGAATCATTGCTCGTTACACCGCAAGTGCAGCCCTGAGCACTGATCCGGTCATTCAAGTGTTTGGTCGTACGGTAGCCAATACTTCTGCCGGCACGCCAACCGCAGGCCCATGGACTAGCCTCTACAACAAAGCTGGTGCCCTCGAATTGACTTTGGCAGACTCTGCTTCAGACACAAATGATGGCAGCTTCGAGTACACGCTTGCTGATCCAGATGCCAACACCTTTGACTTGGATGGCAACAATCAGATTCTGGTTGGCCTGAAAACTGCTGCAGCTGGCCCTACTGACGTAGATATTTTAGCCAAGGTAATCTGATGACCTTTGCCGAGATGATGCCCATCATGAACGTGTTCGTTCTTGTAGCGGGCGCCGTCTGGTCGGTCGCAAAGATCACTGCTGCAGTAACCACCCTTACCGCCTCTGTAAACCGTCTGGAACAGTCGGTTGACAAGATGGAGCGTAGACTATGCGACCACGAGACGCGATTGTCGCACTTGGAAGCCTCGCGCTCCTAAGTTGTGCCACGAGGATTGCTAGCGTAGGAGATAGACCCGCCCTCCCCCCGGGGTGGGTTCCTCCATTGGAGGGTCCCCAGGACCCGGCACTCAGCCCCCTGACTTGGGTGGGGGGCGTGTCGATACTGGGAGGAATCATTCTCATGACTGTGACCCGCTTCCTGGGATTACCGTTACGAGGAGCGATCCCGCTTGTTGCGGGGATCGCTCTCGTGGTGGGGGCGTGGGCGTTACAGATGTACGCCGACATAGCTATACTTCCGATTGCCATCACCAGCGGGGTGATGGGATCACTGGCCGTGATAGCCAGCGCACGAAAACTTTTCAAGGAACAACAATG